AAGGGCGACATCTCCTGGGGTACTTATGCTAATGTCGCCATATCCGCGGGGGCGCAGAACAGCTACGAGAATTACGCCATCAACCTGACTGGCGGCTGGACTGCCGGGCTATGCCTGAAGACGCAGGTCGTCAGTTCCACCACGACCCTGACGAGGGGCGCGCACGTCATCGCGTGCACCAATACGGCAGAAATCACGATTACGCTCCCCACAATGCAGACGTATGATGACGGCTACGTCTTATACATAAAGAACCTGAACGGCAGCAAGGTCAACATAAAGCCAAGCCAAAGCTACCATTACAGTACCATTGGTGCGTACTCCACTACGGTAAATCTCTACGGTTCCTACATCCACTACGACCAGGGCAGCGTAGCGAGGTATGGAAAGAGCGAGACCGTCGCATGTGAAAGCAATGGCGACGCGTTCATGCTTGTGTATGTTCGTGACGTTACCCTTACGAAAGATAGCGTGACATACAAGGGGGCCTGGATTCAGTTCAAGCACCCTAGGGACTGGTAATTTCTTGACAGTATAGACTATAAAAACGACATAAAGATATGTACGAACTGATAATAGGAAAGCAGTGGGAGGCGATATACCTCCACGCTGCAATATGGGCGGCGGTGGTGCTCGTTGCCTGGGTGTCGGTAGCCGCGGCCTGCTTCATCGACATGTGGAGCGGTGTGAGTACGGCTAGGGCGTTGGGCGAGAAAGTCCACTCGCACCGCCTTAGGGAAACCATCGGCAAGGTGAAAGACTACGCCAACGTCCTGCTGGCATTCCTCTTCGTTGACTTGTTAGGCTCGCTCTTCACTTGGTATCAGCTTCCGTTCTTCCAGATGATTATCGCCGTGGGCGCAATGCTCATCGAGGGGTGGAGCGTCATCGAGAACAAGAAGCGCAAGAAGTCCAACGCAGGGCTTGTGCCCGAGATAGCGAGGGATATAGTGAAGTGCGTCCGCGAGAAGGACGCCGAGGAAATCATCGACGACATCAAGAATATCGTCGAGAAAAAGGATAAACGGAAGTAAAGGTATGAAAGCAAGCGAAGAGTTAATCAAGAAGATGAAGGAGTTCGAGGGCTGCAAGCTGTACGCCTACCGGGACTCGAAAGGCGTGCTCACCGTTGGGGTCGGGCATGTCAAGGGCGTGAAGCCGGGCATGGCTATCACCATGGCGCAAGCCGAAGCCTTCCTGCGCTCCGACCTGGGCGGCGTGGAGGATTACGTCAACGGCCTGGGCAGGACATTCACGCAGGCGCAGTTCGACGCTCTCGTCTGCCTGGTATTCAACATCGGGCGGTCGGCATTCTCCAACAGCACCCTTTGGCGGTACATCAAGCAGGGCGGCACCCAGCTTCTCGTCGCGAGGGAGTGGATGCGTTGGGTGCATTGCAACGGCAAGGTCTTGAACGGACTTGTCAAGCGACGGCAGTGGGAGGCCGAAAGGTACATCGGCATGCCGATATACAAGAACGCCGACGACGGCAAGTGGTACGTCAGGAAGAATTAGTTTCACATTCAGTAGTTATTATTATAATGTTTTAGTTATGAATTGTTTTTAGTTTTTGACTATGTTTCCTCCCGGTCCGTGAGGGATAGGGAGGTCTCTCTAGTAAATTTCTTTTCCCAAAGGAAGCTATTACTTTTATCTAATTTTCTAATTTAGACTTCAAGGCATCCGCCTCGTCCGTGAGGATATGGCGGATTTTAAACTTAAATATTTACGGTTATGAGAAAGGCAGACTTCTTGGACAGGATGGATAGGTTCCTAGGCATAGTCCTAGGCATATTGGCATGGGCGTTCCTGGTGGTGGCGCTGTGGGTTTTCGTGGGCTGCGCCAAGTACCGCTACATCGAAGTGCCCGAAATCCATTACAGGGATAGCGTGGTTGTAAGGAACGCGAGGGATAGCATATACCTCCACGACAGCGTCTATACGAGCTTGGTCAGGCAGGGCGACACAACGTTTGCGACCAAGTACGTGACTAAGTACAGGTACAAGGAGTCGGTGCGCACCGACACATTGCTATTCATGCGCGCCGACACCATATCCGTGCCGCTGCCGGTGGAGAAGGCCGTTTACCGGATGTACAATTGGCAGCGTTTCTTCTTCGGCGTAGGCATAGCGGTGTGCGTAGTGATACCTTGCTACATCGTCGGTTGGCTCGTGAGGAAGCGGAGGTAAGGGGAGACTTCCGCAAGCCGCCTCCCCCGGAATCGGTTGACGGTCTTGACGGAATCGCTTATCTCAATTGGTCGCGTGTGGTCTATATGGACGGGCGGCGCGGCGCCCTTGCTTTCCAGCCCTGCCATTGCTACGCAAGGATAGTGAGTACATTTCTCCTTGTGGGCGGATTTGCAATCCTTAGCCTCGGTATAACGTTTCGTTAATCCCCCGAAAACATATCCAATGGCTCTTTCCTTGTCACTAGTTCGTGGAACTCGACAATCTTGTAGCTGCGATTGATGTAAGCTTCGCATGACTTGTCGTAACGCTGGACGATACGTAACCTAACCTTTATAGCGTCCCCCTTGCCAAACCTCGCCCCATGGTCTATCTGTTGCATCAAGGCATCGTCTTTCACTATGATAGGTATCTTCATCCCTCTATATACGAAAGTCCACCTGCTGCTCTTCTCGAAGTTCAGTCCTACGATGACAAGCGTAGCGTCCTCCTCGATAAACTTCTCGTCGGGAATATCGTCTTCCTTGTCAAAGTCGTCATAGATGAACGTCTTGAAATCGCCTCGTGAAAAGTTGGCGTATTCATTGCCCTTATCGTCTTGCATTGAGAGACCCTCAACGGACGGGTCTGCGTCGGAAGTCTCTATAGACTTTGAGATAGCCTCACGTATTAATGGGGAGTTGTACACATTTTGGATAATGGAGAAGTTGTTGCCGTCTCCGTTCACGGAGAGGTTCCTTATAGCGGAAACCTCCTGCCCGGTCGCATTCTTGGTCGGTTTTCCGCGAAGGGCACGATAGAGACCATACACGCCGCCAATGATGGTAGTGAGGCTTGCCAAGTACTCAACGCTCTTGTCGTTAAAGAGCTGCTCCACGATATTCTGCGCAAGGGTGAAGTCAATGATAAAAGACCCCTTTTCGATAGCGTTGATTTTGACGCTAATCTCCCTGCCGCCGCAACCGAGCTGCCTATTGGCTTCGGCTACGACGGTCTGGTAATGCGTGAGCACGTTGATGAGCGTGTTGGCATCGATGCAATGGGTCTGTCCCTCGAATTTAATCCGCACGGCCTGCTTTCCTTTGTTATGCAAAGATAGCCTATCCATTCCGTCCCGCAAGTAGATTTACAATCCTTAACCTCGGTTTAACGTTCGGAAAGTTACTTCTTGAACTCGTTGATAAACTCTTTCACGATTGAAGACAACGACCTTATCTCGCTCTCCATTGCCCCGATGCGCTTTTCCGTCTCTTGCTTCTCCTTGAAGGCCGTGTCGAGTTCGCAAAGGAGCGTGTCGCACTTCGTAACCGTTTCCCTTGCGCGGTCAACGCCCGCAAGGATGTTCTCCGCCTCGGTCTTCAGCCGCTTTACTTCGGGCAGCAACAGTGCCTTGTCGGTGGCGAACGCCACCTTGTCGGAGTACGCCACGGAGTTGTCGCACTGCACGGTGTAGCACACGCCCTTTATCGTAACGTCCACGACTTGCCCCGCGATGGATGTCTGCCCCACCTTCGGGCTGTCGTAGCGTGGCATGCCTACGCCGTCAACGGTCGTCTCTTCAAACGTCATGTCCTGCTTGTTGAGCAGGTAGATGTTGTTTTTCTGTCTTAAATCTCTGAATGTCATTTTTAATTGCTTTTTATTTTACGAGAAAATCCGTTTAAAATATAACTGTTTGATTTTCAACCGCTTTTTATTTGCGCATAATTTGCTCTTTATTTTCCAAAACGGGTTTATTCCGCATTTTTTCGAAAAATAAAAGGCAGGGTACAACGTCGTACCCCACCTTTCCTACATGGCTACGCCGTCGCCGTCGTGGTCGTGGTAGTTTTGAGTGCCGCGATGAGGGCGGCGTTCTGACGCTGCTGCG